CAGAGTAGCCTCTGCAATCTGAAGCTTTGAGGTAGTGATCAGCTTCAGTTCGTCATCCGGTTCCCATCCGATGACAATTACTTCCTTGTACTTGCCCATACACTGGGCCAAGACCTTATCAGCATCGCTTTCTACACTAGGCTCCTCCTGTTTAGGTGGGGCCTTTTTGTTAAATGAGATGACCTTTAGGTCAGGCTTGTTGTCTTCACTCACCAAAGATCTCCTTTAGATATTCTACCGTCTGTTCGTACCCACCGATCAGTTGGCCTTCGTGGAAGACAATCGGCACTGTCTTGAACCCTGCTGCTTTGATAAAGTCTAGTAGGTCAGGATGGGAATGGAGGTTGTACTCGAAGACCATGATCCCCGAGTACTTCCTCAATTCGTCCTTTACCTTAAGACACCAGCTACAGGCATCTCTGGTAACGACTGCAAATCTCATGTCAGATCCACAATCTCACAGACACCAGAGACACAGGCCATTGTCTGGCTAGACTTGGTAGTGTCTTCAAGTTCCCATTCACTCAGCTTTTCCCACTGAACAGACTTAGGCATCTTTGCCAGCATTTCCTCATACTGCTCCTTAGTGCAGTCCTGATACGGTGCTTGGTTGTAGATGTGGTCTGAGTGGGGCAGGAAGGACAGACCTGAAGCAATATCAAAATTCCTGTAGAGCCATGCACCAACCTCAACCCATTCGTCCTTCCGCACCGACACTGTGATTGAAGGTTTATGTTCACACCAATGGAGCGCATAGATCTTCCAGAGTTCCAACTGTTGAAGAGCAGTCATGTCATCACGGGTAACGCATCCCTCAGGAGACTTGACAGGGAACGAGAACACGGTGGTATTCTCAGGCTTCATCAAGTCAGGCTCATTCGGGATACCCTGCTCTTTCATAAACTGGGTCAGAGGATCTTTGTTATCACCTCGGACAGTCCTAATATAATACTGAGAATGACGAGCATGAATACCGCTGGCAGCGTCAACAAGCTGAGATACAGTACCACTTGGCTTGACACAAGTAATAGCTGCACTGACAGGGATACCAAGCTTCTCAGCCCAGATCTTATTCGTGTCGATAGCTTCCTGCTTAAGAACCTTAAGGACATTCTCCAAGTCTCCCATGAAGTTCTTCCCGTTCAGGATTTCATGGTCCATGATACCTGTCAGAGACACACCAAGCAGACGTTCCTCCTCAGTATTCTTCTGCCAAATCTTACGCAGATAAGGGAAGTGAGTGTACGTAGCCTGAATAGTCCCAAGGATCGTAGCCAAGCGAACCTTACGGCGAAGGTCAGTCAGAGTATCAGTAGCCCTGACGACTACTTCCGAAAGATTACAGAACTGATACGGGCGCAGAATGATTTCAGAGCAGGGATTAGTCCCGAAGTCATGCTCAGGATCTCGTCTACCATTGGACGCAACGTGCCGCTTCGCAGCAACGCGACTAAACATACCACGTTCACCAGTACCAGAGTCCACAAGAGAGGACCATTCATGTAGGAAGGTAGCAGCATCAGGTTTCTCCGTATACGCAACCGAGTTGTTAGCCAAGGCACGCTGGGGGTTGCTTTCCCAGAACTGCCCGTTCTTAGCATTACGCATCCGGTCATCACTGAGGTTGGACAGTGAGATCATAGCAGACCTACGAACACCACCAACCACAACCACTTCACCAATCTTACACATGATGTCATGGCACTCAAGGCTGTTCAGCTTACGTCCAGACGCATCCTTGAAGATGTTGGTCACAAAGCGGAACAACTGATCCAAAGGTTCAGGCCCAGAGGAACGCCCTCCGAAGGTCTTAAGTCTCGCCCCTGCGGGCCTGACCTTGGACATATCCCACTTGGGGATCTCACCAGAGTACAGCAGGGAGATAAGCTGGCGCAGAGCCTTGGCCCAACCTTCCTTACTGTCAGCAACAACAATCGTAGTGTCAGACGCAAACATCTTCTCAGGAACTTCAGGAAGCTTCTGGATGTACTGACGTTCCACGCTGAAGCCCACACCAGTACCACACAGGAGGATGAACATGGCTTCGTCAAACGACTTCATGTCATCCACAGGGAGGTACGAGCAGTTATAGGCACAGGTATTATCACGGTCAAGAGCCTTGCCAGCAGTCATCATACCACGCATAGACGGCATGATCTCAAGGTTCAGGATGGCATCACGAATCTCTGTCTGTGTCACAGCATCCGTGATCTGGGGATTGACCACATTCTTGACAAAGCGGTCAACAGTCTCAGCCCAAGTCTCACGCCTGTTCTCATCTTCGAGCCAGCGTGCATACCGGGAGGTAGCAATGAAAGTCTGGTAATCGGTGGGAAGGTAGTTATTCATCATCGTCCTCAATGTTCAATTTATTCAGATACACACGCTCTCGTTTGTACCTATCTACGTCTTTAATTCTTTGATGGTATCGGTCATCCTCCAGTATTTTGGCAAACGGATCACGCTTAGATATGGCCCGCTTGTCCTTTCGTTTAATCCTGTTCTGTGTCTTCTGAAACTGTTTCTGTTCCCAGTCCATGATCAACCTGTTTAAGCTTATCTAGGTTAGCCAAGATCATATCTTCAAACCTATCGTAGAACTCTTCCTCTTCGATTTCAAGTAGTTCAATCAACTCCATGATACCGAACCTGTCCAAGATAAGCATCTTCAACTCGAAGCTCATTTCTTGTATTCTCTCTTAATCTTGTCGTAACCAATGAACTCGAAGTCGTATTGACCTTCGTGGACATCACGCTTGATTACCACACCAGACCACCACATCTTGTTAGCCTCACCAGCATACTCATGTTTGCGGTCAATGTAGCAACCTGTCACCATCCCCATAAGTCTTCGTCCATCAGGGGCCGTTCGTTCCGCGAAGTCTCGTGTGTGAGTGTGGCCCTGTGTGCATGAGACGAACTGCTTGGTGAGAAGAGTGTAAGCCTGATGCTCACCACTAGTGGCTCGTCCCATGACTCCTGTCGGAAAATAGTGAGCATAGTAGATGCCATCAATTTCAACAGGTTCCAAGAAATCGTAAGTTTCCCAACCAAAGTCTTCGTACTGAAGGTCCTTGACGGAGATGGTTCCATCAAGTACTGCGTCTTTTTCGATTGCCTTTTTGATACGGGCATAGTCATGGTTCCCTGTTGTCATAACAAATCGTGGTAGCTTCTTCTTAGCTGCACGAATAGGGTTGAACATCAACTCCTGTGCCTTGATGGCAGAGTCGATATCACGCTTGTACCTACGTCCCTCGAAGCCCTTGGTGCCCTTGTCGTACGAACAGAGGCTGGGCATGTCGGCCCAATCACCGATGCAGACAACAACATCAGGCTTCACAGAAGCAATCAGGTTGCCGAGATAAGTGAAGCGGCTAAGATCTTCATCAGGTGCAGCATGAGGATCAGGAATGATAAGATGTGTGTTAGCCATTGATACGCTCTACCTCGTCTGCAAACACGATACCACGGATCTCATCTTCGAGTTCCATGAAGGCATCTTCCAAGTCTTGATCTTTCAGATCATCGTAGGCTGGATCACCATCCATCATGGCGAAGTAGGACTTCAGTAGTTTGACTAGCTCATCCATCTTAGGTTCCTTGTTGTGTTTAGTGGTGCTGAGTGAGGGAATCGAACCCCCAACTGATGATTACAAATCAACTGTTATACCGTTTAACTAACCCAGCCTTGGCCTACTCAACTGGACTCGAACCAGTAACCTACAGCTTAGAAGGCTGTTGCTCTATCCTGTTGAGCTATGAGTAGTACTCTTTAGGGATGAATCTTGTACTGGCTATTTGCTTATTATACCAGATTCTTTCCCCTTTGTTATCTCTTTCTGTTAGGACATCGTACTTATGTTGTAGGTTTGCTTCGCCATAGACAAGACCGCCTCTGGTTTTATAAACCCTCAAGATCTGGAACAAGAACTTCTTCTTCCCATGCTTCTTGATGTCAGCATGTACTTCACTAGATGACCCACAGTAGGTACGCCAATCAGTTTCCTTAAACTTCTTCTTCTTTTTGTACGCATGAAACTGTTTCTTACCAAGGTACTTCTTACCTGTGACAAGGTTGGTGATCAAGTAGACGAACCCAAAGGACTCATCTACATTGATGTCACCCCAATATCTCCAGTGTCCGAAGCCTTCACTCACGGTTCTACTTCCATCACTTTCGGAAGTTCAACCACAGTATGTAGCCACACAGGACCAGTACTGTAAAGAAATTTGCGTAGTCCATTACCATCGTTAGCATCCTTCCAACATTCAACCTTGAACGGACAGTAGGAACACCCAGCCGAGAGCTTCATGTTACCAGCCTTACCCATAGGCTCAGGTTCGAAGCAGCGGGCCGGGGGTTCGTCCTTGTTT